AAGTAAAGAGAAAGGTAAGGTGAAATAATCATGGCACTTGGTGGTGGAACTTTTGTCACTCAAAATAAAGTGTTGCCTGGCACATATATTAATTTTGTCAGTGCAGCAAGAGCATCAGCAACCCTTTCTGACAGGGGCATTGCAGCATTAGCCCTGGAATTGGATTGGGGTGTTGATGATGCAGTTTTTACAGTGACATCAGAAGAATTTCAAAAGAATTCAATGAAGTATTTTGGCTATCCTTATGACCATGAAAAGCTTAAAGGGTTAAGAGATTTGTTCAGAAACATTCATACTGGTCATTTCTATAAGCTAATGAATAATGGTGTTGCTGCTGAAAACACTTATTGCACTGCGAAATATAAAGGTGTAAGGGGCAATAACATTAAAATTGTTGTAGCAACTAATATTGATGATGAAACTAAAGTTGATGTTTCAACCTATGTTGGAACAAGACTTGTTGACAAACAAACAATTCTTCCAAATACTAATAACCTGATTGATAATGATTGGGTAGTATGGAAGAAGAATGTTGATATGAACCCAACTGCTGGATTACCTCTTACTTCAGGCAGTAATGGTGATGCAATAACTGGACTTCAATATCAAGACTTCCTGGATGCAATTGAATCTTATAGCTTTAATACTCTTGGCTGCCTATCAGTAACAGAACCTATTATAAATTTAGTGGTTCAGTTTACAAAGAGGATGCGGGATGAAGTTGGAATAAAATTTCAAACTGTTGTTTATAAGACCCCTGCTGATTATGAAGGGGTTATTTCAGTTGAAAACAAAGTTCTTGATGAAGGCGTTCCTGAATCTTCTTTGGTGTATTGGGTAACGGGGGCTGAAGCTGGTTGTCCAGTAAACAGAAGCTTGACCAATAAGGTGTATGACGGGGAATTTACTGTTGATACTAATTACACCCAAGCCGAATTGGAAGCTGCTATTCTTGGCGGTAAATTCATCTTCCATAAAGTTGGTGACAATGTAAGAGTGCTGGAAGATATAAATACCTTCATCACTGTTACAGATGAAAAATCCAGTGATTTCAGCAGCAATCAGACAATTAGGGTTCTTGACCAAATTGCAAATGATATTGCTGCATTGTTTAATTCTAAATACCTGGGCAATGTTCCCAATGATGAATCAGGAAGAATTAGCATTTGGAATGACATTGTAAAGCATCATCAGGAATTACAAAAAATCAGAGCTATTGAAGATTTTAACCCGGATAATGTAGTTGTCACGAAAGGTGATCATAAAAAAGCAGTTGTGGTTAATGATGTTGTCATGCCGGTTAACGCTATGGCACAGTTATATATGGTAGTGGTGGTAAACTAATCATTGACGGTTAATGTATAGTAATGTATAATACTCTTACGGGGGGTGTTATACATGAAAAGAATAGACATTACTGGTCAAAGATTTGGTAAGCTAACTGTTATAAAAAAGGTAGGAACAAAATATGGCGGTTCCGCATGGCTTTGTAAATGTGATTGTGGAAATGAAAAAATTGTTGCATTACAACATTTACGGCATGGAACAAAATCATGTGGTTGTCTATCAAAAGAAATAGCTTCAGAAAGAGGTAAAAAATCTAAAATTGGTGATCGAACCAGGAAACATGGTGATTTTGGGACTAAACTTTATGGTATATGGGCAGCTATGAAAAGAAGATGCTATAATCCAAGAACTAAATATTATAAGGATTATGGTGGACGTGGAATAACAGTTTGTGATGAATGGAAAAACGATTACAGTAAATTTAAAGAATGGGCGTTAGCTAATGGTTATCAGGAAGGATTATCAATAGAAAGGGTTGATGTGAATAAAGGATATTCACCTGATAATTGCAAATTTATAACAATAAATGAGCAAAATAGTAATAAAAGAATATCTATAAGACTTCAGTATCAGGGAAAAGAATATTCTATTAAGGAACTTTCTAAATTAACTGGGATTAAGGAGAGAACAATACGGGATAGATATGAACGGGGATTACCAATTGAAGAGATACTTAATCCCAAAATTCGTAAGAACCAGTATTGTTAAATACTGGTTCTTTTAATTTATCAATAAAGGAGTGAAATTAGATGGCTAATACGATGAATGCAAAAGATGCTATAAGTGCATCCTTGGCTGAATGCTTTATCACTATTGATGGTAATAGATATAATTTCATGCAGGCAATTAATTTGGAAGCACAATTTGAAAAAACTAAAAGTGAAATACCTATCCTTGGTAAAACCGGTAAAGGAAATAAGTCAACCGGTTGGAAAGGAACTGGTTCTGCAACCTTCCATTACAATACAAGCATCTTCAGGGAACTTCTTTACCGTTATAAAGAAACTGGTGAAGATATTTATTTTGATATTCAGGTAACAAATGAAGACCCAACATCCAGCGTTGGAAGGCAGACAGTGATTCTGAAAGATTGTAATATTGATGGTGGTATTCTTGCCAAATTTGATGCTGATGCTGATTATTTGGAAGAAGATATGGATTTCACCTTTGAAGACTTTGAAATTCCTGAAAAGTTTAATATGCTTTCAGGTATGGTGTAAAATAATCCATCAACTGATAATTAGAAAGGTTTGGTGATATAATGGGCAGTTTAAGTGCTTTTTTAAGTCAAAATGCTTTAAAGGATGAAAATATCAAATATGTTGCTTCTAAGCGGTTTTTAGATGAAAATGGTAAACCTATTGAATGGGAACTTTGCTGCATTACTTCTGAAGAAGATGAAGCTATCAGAAAAGCTTGCACTAAAAGAGTTCCTATTCCAGGAAAGAAAAATCAGTACACACAAGAAATTGATTATAACCTTTACCTTGGAAAGCTTGCTGCAAGGTGTACTGTATTTCCAAACCTGAATGATAAAGAACTCCAGGATTCATACGGTGTAATGGGTGCGGATGCACTTTTGAAAAAGATGCTTAAACCTGGTGAATATGCAGATTACTTACAAAAAGTTCAGGAAGTCAATGGGTTTGAAGTAACTTTTGAAGATGCGGTTGATGAAGCAAAAAACTAATACTTGAAGGCGATTTTGAAGCAAATATTGCTTATTATTGCCTTCACAAATTTAATATGCTTCCATCTGAATTTTTGAAACTTGAACGTAAAGAAAGGGCTTTTATTGTTGCAGCAATAGAAATCAAAGTTGAAGAAGATAAAAAGCGGGAAAAACAGATTAAGAAGCCCACAAGAAAGAAAAGGTAACAGGATGGTTGTTTACAATGACCATCCTGTTATCTATTTGAAAGGTAGGTGAGAACATGGCTACAATTAGAACTGCGATTCAAATATATGATGGTATGTCACCAGCATTTAAAAGTATGAATACAGCAATAAATATTGTTTTGAATAGCTTTGAAGCACTTCAAAGTGCATCACATAATGCGATTGATACTACCAGCATTCAAACAGCAAGGGAAGAACTTGTAAAGGCTGAAACTTCTTTTAATAGTGTTGAACAACAAATTAAAGAAGCAAACCTGGCACAGCAACAATTTAATGAAACCATTAGGAATGGTCAATCTGCTGCGGATGGACTTCATGGTAAAATTATGAAAATAGCTGCTGCTGTTGGTGCAGCATTGGGTGTAAATAAAGTTATTGAATTATCTGATGAATTGGTATCTATAAAATCCAGGCTTGACTTAATGAATGATGGTTTGCAAACAACTGAACAACTTCAGAATATGATTTATGCTTCAGCAGAAAGGTCAAGAAGTTCTTATCTTGATACTGCACAGGTTGTTGCAAAGCTTGGTATTTTAGCTGGTCATGCATTTTCAAGTAATAAAGAAATGGTTGCTTTTGCTGAATTGATGAATAAGCAGTTTAAAATTGGTGGTGCAAGCATTCAAGAACAAACAGCAGCAATGTATCAGTTAACCCAAGCAATGGCTGCTGGAAGGCTTCAAGGTGATGAATTCAGGTCGATAATGGAAAATGCACCAATGCTGGCACAAGCAATTGCAAAATATACAGGAAAATCTATTGGTGAACTTCGTGAAATGTCAAGTGAAGGTTTGATTACTGCGGATATTATTAAAAATGCTATGTTTGCAGCAGCAGATGAAACAAACAAAAAATTTGCTGAAATGCCGGTTACTTTTGGTCAAATATGGACTTCAATTAAAAACCAGGCGATAAAAGCTTTTGAACCTGTACTTGCTAAAATTAGTGAAGTTGCAAAGAATGATGATTTTCAGACTCTTATAAATCAGGTTGTTGGTGGAATTGTAATTATTGCAACGGTAGCTGCTGAACTTTTTGAAATATTAACTTCAATTGCTGGTGTTATTTCTGATAATTGGTCATGGCTCGAACCTATTGTTTGGGGACTTGTAACTGCATTTATTGCTTATAATGCAGTTGCCCTTATTAC